ACGAAATACCTATGTGGTCGTTTGTCTACTGGTGATATATAAGGAATAACTAATTCTTCGTTGTTGTATTTCAATACTGAAGGATTCGCGTCGCACCAATTTAGAAACTTCAACTCCCAGCTGCTCCGATAGAAGATATTGTTAATATCACCTACGTATTTCTCTGGTCGTTTTGGTTTGAAGTATCCCTGAATATAGTGCCGCGCCATTCGCTAAATATAATACTACTAACCATTATTTAGACCACCACAATGGCAGCATCAACTCCTGGAACATTAACATATAATGATATCAAATATAAGATATCAAATCTCCAGTATCCGGAAGATTTAGATACATCAGAACAGTATGGCCAGCATAGAGTTATGTTTTTTATTAATGTTACAGGTGAGTCTAAGTTAGATAAAAATTCAGTCTTTGCTATACCAGTAGCAGACATTCCCCCAAGTGAATATAAAACTAATGCAGCAAGAACAATAACTGAAAAGGCGTCAGATACCACTGGTCTTGGTAAAATATCAGCATTAAGAAGTACACAAAAATTAAAAAGACTAATGGCTGCAATTAGTCTGTATATCCCAAATGAATTGAGTACCTCTTATGCTGTTTCTTGGGCTGAAACTGATGATGTGAATAGTGTCGCCGCACAACTTGGTGCTGACGTATTAGGAGGAAAAAATGCATTCGCTGCTGCTGGAAATGCTGTTGAGACGCAACTTACTAAGTTTATGACAGACAGTAAGATGCTTCAAAAGGCAACAAGAACCACAGCGAATACAAAGAAAGAACAACTGTTTCAGGGTGTTGATTTTAGAACTATAAACTTCTCTTATCAGTTTGCTCCAAAAAACGAAGTCGAAGCAGCTAATGTCTTAGATATTATTCGAATGTTCCGTCATCATATGCTCCCTGAATACGCAGATGAGAATGAGTTCGTTTATATCTACCCTTCTGAATTTGAGATCAAATACTTTAAGGGTGATGTAGAGAGTGAATATCTAGAAAGACACTTTACTGCTGTGTTGACGAACTGCAGTATAAATTACACCCCAAACGGTCAATTCGTTACATTCGAAAATGGAATGCCATCACAAATAAATATGACTCTACAATTTAAGGAACTCTTTACATCTTCTAAAGAATCCGCGAGTTATTGGGAGCCTGGAAAATGACCTATTTTGCAAATTTCCCAGATATCTTATATCCATTCGAATTGGGTGGAAAGATCAAACTCGTTAGAGTCAAAGACATTGTTTCTAATGTGAGAATTAGGAAACAAATTCTTAGTAATATCACTTTGTATGATGAGTATGACATTATTGATGGAGAGACTCCGGAAATTATTGCTGAGAGAGTTTATGGTGATGCTACCCTTCACTGGGTAATTATGCTCGCCAATGATCGTTATGATTTATGGAATGATTTTCCATTGAGCGGAGAGGCTCTTAGCAAGTACATTGAAAACAAATATGGTCAGGGCAATGAGAATGACCAACATAAGATATTCGACTCTCTTCACTTCGAGGATGAGAAGGGAAATATCGTTGATGGTCCAGCAACAAATCTAGTTCGAGCCATAACCAATCTTGAATATGAGCTAAGAGTAAATGAGAGTAAAAGAAGAATTAAAATTATCAACAAAAATGTAATCGCTAATATCGTCGCAGAACTTGATGCATCGTTTGAGAAGTTCGCAGAATGACTGTTAATTATAAACTGAAGTTTGCAGGTGAATATTTCTTAGATGAAGTAACTATAATTACGACTGACAATGCAGAGACTGATATTGTAAATCAGGTTGTCGGTATTGTTGTTTATGAGGATTTGTTCTCTCCATTTATATCCGGAACTATTTTTATAAAAGATACATATGATCTTCCTGGATTATTAGGAAGATCTGGACTCAATAGAGTTCGTCTAAAGATTTACACTCCAAGTATCGACAAAGATAATTATATCTATTCTATTTTCCACATATACAAACATTCTGATAGAGGAATGAGTGGAGATAGAGCGCAACAATACTCATTCCACTTTATATCAGAAGAAGCCATTGCAAATCAGAAAAGGATATCTAAGAGTTATAGTGGTTCTCCATCAGAGTTGGTAAACAGAATTATTAGGGATGAGTTTCGTTCTAAGAAGCCAGTTTATTTTACTCCTTCTACGAACAACATAAAGTATGTTTCGAACTTCTGGACTCCGACGCAGAATATTAGATTCCTTTCTGAGGCATCAAGAGGAACTGGTGGTGATAACTTCGTATTTTTTGAAAATAGAGATGGGTTTAATTTTCTTTGCTTAAATGATATGGCGAATAAACAAAAACCAACTCTACAGATGTTCAGTAATATTGACTCTCTGGGTAAACAAGGAAAGAAAGATATCAACCTTGACTATGAGACTGTTATTTCCATCAATGTCGACACTTTCTACGATTACTTCAAAGACTTAGATTCTGGTATGATCAAGTCTAAGTTGTATGTCTCTGACCCAGTTTTAAAGAGATACAAGATTAAAACATTTGATCTTTCAACTGATAAAAAAGAATTACTCAATAAGAACAGACTTTATACTGATAAAGTTATTAGTGAATCACAGACAACTATTATGAGTGGGACTCGTCAATACAATACGATGAATTCTGGTGATTCTAGTAACTTCGATTATTACCAAAGACGAGTTTCTCAGATCAGGCAATTCCAATCATCAAAAATTGAAATTGAGGTTTTTGGGAGAACGGATTATACAGTTGGTAAGAAAGTCCATGTGGATATTAACAAGATTCGCGCATTTTCTAAGGGAGATGACCAAGCTGAATTCATTGATAAAATACTCAGTGGATACTATATAATTTCTGCAGTTGTACACAAATTTTCACCGAAAGACCACATCTGCAGCCTCGAACTAATCAAAGATAGCACACAATCAGAATGACACAATTTTACACTGGCGTAGTTGAAGATAGAACCACTGATCCATTAAAATTAGGTCGTTGTAAAGTACGAGTATTCGGTTTACATTCGGAAAATAAACTAGATCTACCAACAGCAGATCTTCCATGGGCTATCGTAATGCAGCCTGTTACATCGGCTGCTATGAGTGGTATTGGGTTCTCTCCAGTTGGACCAGTTGAAGGTTCTTGGGTAGTTGTTATCTTTACTGATGAAGATAACCAACAGCCAGTAATTATTGGCACGCTGGGTGGTATTCCCCAACAGGATATTGGTACTAACTCAACTTATGCCGAGCAAAGTAACACAGTAAAATCCACTGACGGAACAGCAGTAACGGATAGTAGTGGTGCACCGATCGTAACTGGTGAAACAACCCCTGCTACTCCAGTTACATCTACTTCAGTTGGCGAGGCTAAGAAAGTATCTTCTCTGACGATTTCAGAATCTGGTCTTACTTTCATCAAGAGCGTTGAAGGTCTCGCTTCTTTGGATAAAGCAAGAACAAGAATCGGCAGTGATTCCACTCCAGCTACAACCAATATTTACTCATATAAAGATACTAAAGGAATTTGGACAATTGGTTGGGGATCGACTTACCTGCTAGATGGTTCAAGAGTTGACGAAAATACAATTATCACTAAAGCAGATGCTGATAAACTGTTTATGTATACTCTTGAGAAAGAATATGTTCCTGGAGTAAAACGTAATGTGCAGGTTCCAGTCACACAGAGCATGTTCGATGCTATCGTTAGCATGGTCTATAATATGGGATCTGGAGGTTTCGCGAGGAGCCAAGTAGCCACCAGTCTAAATGCAGGAAAATATGAAGAAGCAGCTGCATTTATTCCACAGACCAGAAATAACAATGGTACTCTCACTGGAAGAAGAGAAAAAGAGAAAACTCTATTTCTGAAAGATGGTATTCCCACAATTGATGGTGATGTTAAACCAACTCCATCAACTACTGAAGAAAAGAAAACAGCAGCTGATATTACTCAGAATCCTGTTGTGATTCACAAAGCATCAACGACTACTGTGGCTCAACCTCTGAACCCAACTGATAATGCTGGGTTCAAGGATCCGAATAAAGCATATCCAAGGTGGTTGAATGAACCAGATACGCACCGTCTGGCAAGGAATGAATCTATTGATAAGACAGTAGTATTCTCCAAAGAAGCTGGTCGTGTTCTTAATGTAAAGAAAGCAGATGGCTCAACTTGGAATCAGCCTCCTGTTCCTTATAATGCAAAGTATCCTTTTAATCATGTATTCGCAACTGAGAGTGGTCACATTGAAGAATGGGATGATACAAAAGGTAGTGAACGTCGTCACTCTTTTCATAAGTCCGGAACATTTTACGAGATTGATTCAAACGGAACTCGTGTTACTCGGATTGTTGGTGATGATTATGAGATCTTAGAACGCAATGGTAATGTTCTTATTAAGGGTGCTTGTAATGTAACCATCCAGGGAAACTCCAACGTGCGTATTGAGAATGACTCAATACTTCAGGTTCTTGGTAATGCCTCAGTAAATGTTACTGGAAATATGACTCACGCTGTTTCTGGTGACTATAAGATTAATGTGGGTGGACAGTTTGCAATTGATGCATCTAAGGTATATCTGAATAGTGGTAAAGCAACTGGAGTAGCTCTTCCATCAGAAACTGCACCAGAAGCACCTGTGTTTGGTGTTCTCACAACGACCAGTAGAACTACTGAAGTTAATGCTAACTATGAAACTCCACAAGAAGGTAATTCTGAGGCATTCGTAAAACAGAACATAAACAATGGTAAAGTTAATCCAGAAGAAACTGCTCCAACAACCACACCAACTACTGAAGAGACAGCTGTACCAGAGAAAACAGCAAACCCCTCATATACTACTTGTGGCGATGACATTAAGAATGCAACTACGTTTACTGGTGGGTTCAAATTAACTGAACAGTATACACTTGGCCAGGTCTGTGTTGGATCAAGCGGAATTCCAAGTGGTGTTAATTATGGACTATCTGCATCTGAGATTGTTTGTAATCTCAGACTATTGGTTTCTAATTGCATTGAACCAATTAAGGCGAAATATCCTAATCTGAATATTACCAGTGCCTGGAGATCAGAAGCGCAGAATACGAAAATCGGTGGGTCAGTTACATCAGATCACCTGAAAGGTATGGCTATTGACTTCCAATTATCTGGGTTTAATCGTAAACAACACTATGATGCTGTTATTGAGATCCAGAAACTACTTCCAGCATTCCGACAGCTTATTCTTGAGTATAAGGGTGCTACTACCTGGATCCACGTTGCATTCAATATAAATAATAACATTATGCAGGCATTAACAATTGATGCAGCAATCAACAAGACTCTCAAATCTGGTGGCTATGTGCTAAAGGAATAATATGCCAGCAGTAGCAAGACTTTATGACAAATGTTCTGGTCATGGTTGTTTTCCACCAAGGGTGAACAACCAGGCATCAGATGATGTATTTGTAAATGGTAAAGGTGTACATAGGGTAGGAGACCATTGGATTCCGCATAAATGTAATAAGAATATGCATGATTCAACTCTTTCTGCTGGTAGTTCTACTGTATTTGTTAATGGAAAGGCTGTTGGTAGGATTGGCGATGATATTGCCTGTGGGTCAGTAATAGCACAGGGGTCTTCAGACGTATTCAGTGGGTAACTAAATAATACATGGCCACAAGAACATTCGCAGACATCGATGCTAGTTTTACACCAAATCCCGTAACAGGTGATTTGGTAGTAAGAACAGACGACCAGGCAATTAAATTTGCTATTCGATCACTGATAATGACGAATTATTTTGAGCGTCCATTTCATAGTAATATTGGTTCTCCTGTCAGTTCTCTCATGTTTGAAAACATGGGTCCAAATTTTAATGCCATCCTCAGACAAAGTATTACTGATACAATAAACAACTTTGAACCAAGAGTTGATGTTTTGGAAGTTCAGATAGATGATTCACCAGATAATAATCGAGTGTATATCTCGATTATTTTCAAGATTAAGAACACAGAAAGACCAATCGAGGTCGGGCTAACTCTAACGAGAACACGATGACAAGCAAAAACATTAGAACCGATGCTCTTGATTTCGATGAGATCAAAGAGAACATCAAAACTTTTCTTCGTGGTCAGTCAAAGTTTACTGACTATGATTTTGAAGGTTCCGCTCTTAGTATTCTGATTGATGTTCTTGCGTACAACACCCACTACAACTCATTGTACACGAACCTCGCAGTAAATGAGATGTTCTTAGATAGTGCGAACAAGTACTCTAGCGTTGTGTCATTGGCAAAGACTCTTGGTTATAATGCCAAGTCTATTACTAGCGCCAGAGCAAAAATAAATGTAACCATCACTACTAGTACATTTAATACAAATACTATAGTTCTTCCTGCAGGAACAATTTTCCGTGGTAAAGTTGGTGATGTTGAATACGATTTTATCGTAGAATCTGACGTTTCTTCACAGGGATTTAGTCCAGATAACATCAGTGGTGTGTATAGATTCTATGATGTAAATTTAGTTGAAGGCTATAGACTAACGAAACAATATGTCGCAACTGATACTGGATATGATTTCGCCATTCCAAATAGATTAGCTGATCTTTCGTCTTTACAGGTTAGCGTGCAAGATAGCGCAACGTCAAATATCTATACTTCATTTGGATTTGCTGCTGATACGTTAACAGTTCAGGCTGATACTCCTGTATATTTTATCAAACAAAGAGAAGATCTTTATTATGAAGTATTCTTTGGTAATGATGTAATTGGTAAGGCAGTCAATCCTGGTAACGTTGTGCACCTTAGTTATTTGGTTAGTTCTGGTTCAGCTGCGAATGGTGCCAATAACTTCGTATACTCTCGTGGATTGAATCTCCCCTCTATGACATCAACTGTCGTAGAGTTGGTTTCTGCTGCATATGGTGGTGCAGAAGAAGAAGATATTGACTCAGTTAGATTCAATGCTCCAAGAGCATATGCATCTCAGAACAGAGCTGTGACTGCTGAAGATTATAAGAATATCCTTTATACTAATTACCCATCGATTGAGACAATTGCTACTTGGGGTGGACAGGAGAATTACCCTCCTGTATATGGTAAAGTTTACATCTCAGCAAAACCATATGGTGCAAGTTCTTTCACTGCTGCTGAAAAAGAAAGTATTGTAAACTTTCTAAAGAGAACTAAGTCTGTTGTATCAGTTACTCCTGTGTTTGTTGATCCAGAGTTTCTGAGAATTGAACTTACCACAACAGTAAACTTCAATAGAAATGCAGCACGTCGAAGTGTTGGTGAGATACAGAGTCTTATAATGTCATCAATTGTCCAATATGGTAATTCACTTGGGAAGTTTGGTTCTAATTTTAGATATTCTAAGGTATGTGCTATTATTGATGGAGCCGATGACTCCATTACGAGCAATGAGACATCGGTTAAAATTAGACATACAATAAGTCCTTTGTATAATAAAAATGGAAGATACACAGTTCCATTTGATAACCCTATCTTTGATAATCCACTTGGTGGGTCATTCTATTCAACGAGATTCTATATCCCAACAATGGAAGACCGTTGTTATCTTTCAGATGATGGTGCAGGTAATATCGACCTGTATTCAGAAACAGTTGAAGGAACTCCTTCTAGAATTAGAACAGTTGGTAAAATTGAATATGTTTCTGGTCTAATTGACGTTTATGAGTTAACTATCAGTGGGTTACATGATGTTCTGTTTGAGTTCGTGGTAATTCCTGCAAAGAATGATATCTTTCCAACCAGAAAGTATATTATTCAGATGCCAGAAGAACTTTTAAATATCAGCATGCAAGTTGACAATACTTAAAATAAAATGTTTCAAGCATTTGCATCAATAATTTCTAAATGTTCTGCAGTCGGAACAATATCAGTAATTAGAAAACGTGATATTAATGATGTTCTTCCTGCTGATCTGGTTGAACAACAGTTTCCTTCATTTATTCGTGAAGACTATCCAAAGATGGTCGAGTTCGTAAGAGCCTATTATGACTATATGGCCCAGACTGAGAATGGACGGATAAAGAATCTTAGGAATATCGATGAGACCTCAGGTGATTATCTTAATCACCTGCAGAATGAATTTCTTTATAATGCAGCGAAACCTAATTTCGAACAGGATTTTGCCGCTGCAGATTTTATTAGGTTCTCGCGCCAGTTCTATGCTGCCAAAGGAACAGAAGAATCAATCAAGTTCTTATTTCGTGGTCTGGCAAATAGAGAAATTGACATCGAATATCCATCTGAACTGATATTCAAACCATCAACTGCGCAATGGTATCAAGAGCAATCATTTAAAATAGTAATGACTGCGACGTCGATTCCTGCTACTTATTTTATTGGCAGTTATCTAACTGTTAGAAATAAAAATGGTGAAGAACAGACACTCGAAATTTCTAATGTTATCGATTTAACGAAAAAGACAACACCAACTGACCTGTCTACAGAATTTGAGGTATTCTTTACAACAGAGTTGATTATTGATGTTGAAATTGGTGCTGAGGTATTCGCCAACAGCTTTTCCGCAGTAATTACACCATCTATGTCAGCAGTTGAAATTGTTGACCCAGGATATAAATTTAGAGTTGGGCAGGTAGTTAAACTTGATAGTATTACTGGTTCTGGTGCAATTGCTGTTATTACAAAAGTACTTGAT